CGGTAGTTTGGGGCGATTGGTTTTTTGAGGCCGCAGCGGGCGGCGTCAGTAATATCAGCGGGGCGACGACACTAACGTTTGCCCCTTCGGGCGCATTGCAGGGCCTTGTTCCGGCAAGCGGCTCGGCAACGGTAACATTTACGGCTTCGGCAACGGGGATCACGGTCGGCGCGCTTTCGGGTGCATCGGTAGCAGCATTTACCACGGCAGGAACTATCGCGGGGGCAGGCAGCCTTAGCGGTGCGGTAACAACGGCATTTACGGCAGCGGGGGTGCTAGGAGGCGCTGCACCGCTATCAGGGGCATCTAGCCTAGCATTTACGACCAACGGCGCTGTAACAGGCTCTGGCGCGCTTTCTGGGGCTATTTCGGTCACGTTTAGCGCCAGTGCGGCGGCGGACGTTCCGACAAGCGCAATCAGCGGCTCGGCTAGCATTAGTTTCACCGCTTCAGGAACGCTGACGGGGGTTAGTTCAAGCCTTCACGGTCGCTCGGTTCGCAGGCGTGGCAAGATTGTTCGGTTCGCCGATGAGATTGACCAGCCGATTGCCTTTGTTACGGCAACCGAACGCAAGGAAGCACTGGTTGAATACGGCGATCTGCTTGAGCAGGCCCGTGAACTAACGGCGCAGTTTGAAGCTGGGCAACGCAAACGCCAGGGTGAGGCCAAACATGCCGCATTGCAGGCCAAGATTGACGCAACGGCGGCTCGGATCGAGCAACTGGCGCAGGCTGAACAAAACTGGATTAACAGGCTGAGGGAAGAGGATGAACTATTCCTCCTTGCAGCCTGACCTTTCATGGCCCCGAATCGAAGAGGCCACAATAATTGAGGATGGCAAGGCTGTCGGCATTCTCCTGCGGGAGTTTGACGGGACGATCAGCGCCATTCGTATCGGTATTGAACAGTTAGCCGATTAAGTTTCAACGTCGAGATGACGTGGAAGGTGCCGCCGACCAACGGGCGTTTGAAAGTGCCGCCGACTTACGGGCGTTAGGGTAACAACATGACTGAAGGAACTTCGCTTAACGACATCCTATCGGATGAGCCTGAAATTGCCGAACCAGTTGCGGAAGTGGTCGAAAGCCAGCCCCGCGATGAAAACGGCCAATTTGCCAGCAAGACGGGCGTTGAAGCTGCCGAACCGGAAGGTGATGCAGAACCGGTGCCGCCGACCACGCTGCCAAAGGAAGAATACAAGGCCATTCGGGAAGAACGGGAAAAGCGCCAAGCCCTTGAGCGTGAACTTGAAGCCCTGAGAACACAAATTCAACCGCAGGAACCGCCTGCCCCCCCGCCTTCACTTTGGGAGGACGAGGACGCAGCGCGGACATACGACCGTCAGATGGTTCTGCAACAGGCTGACCAGCTTTCGAGGATCAATGCCTCGGAAATGGCAGCCCGCGCGCAGCACGCTGACTTTCAGGAAATGTATGACGCATTCAACCAACTGGCGGTGGAAGACCCGGCAGTTGTGCGGCAGGCGATGGCTGATCCCCACCCTTGGGAAGCGGCTTACAAAATCGTCAAGAACCGCAGGGCCATGCAAGAGCTTGGCGCTGTTGATGTGAACGACCTGCGCGAAAAGCTGAAAGCGGAAGTTCTAGCGGAATTGCAGCAGGGCAGCAGCCCCGTTGCCCCGCAAACGCTTCCACCCTCACTTTCCGGTGAACGGTCAGTAGCGCCGCGAGGCGGTCCGCAATGGACCGGCCCTCGCCCGCTGGAAGACCTGCTCCGGTAACTAGCTTGCTTCGTCGTGAGACGCGGCTGTCCCAATACGCGGCTTAGTCCGCACTAGATGGATTATTTATCATGGCAGACACTACCCCGGCGACCGGCTTGGTCGTGCAGCAGTGGGAAGATAAGTTCTTCTCCGAATACCTTCATGACGGCGGCTTCAAGTCGCTCATGGGGACCAACGAAAACGCGGTTATTCAGGTCAAGGAAGACCTGACCAAGAAGTCTGGTGACTCGATCACCATTGCTCTGGTCAACCGCCTCACCAACGCGGCGACGACCGGAACCACGGTTCTGGAAGGCAATGAAGAAGACATGGCTTCGCGCTCGATGCGGATTTATGTCGATAAGCGCCGTAACGCTGTCCGCATTGCGGAAATGAGCGAACAGAAGTCGGCTATCGACCTGCGGCAGGCGGCTCGCGCTACCCTGCTTGATTGGGCGATGGAAGACACCCGCGACCTGATTATCGGTGCGCTGGGTTCGCTTAACGGAACCGCCTTCCTGTCGCGCACGGCCGCTATTGCCGATGCATGGCTGGTGGATAACGCTGACCGCGTTGTCTTTGGCGCAGCCGCTGCTGGCCTGACCGATATGTCGGCAGACCTTGCACTGCTCGACACCACCTCGGACTTGTTCAACACGACCGCGCTTGATGCGATGATCCTGAAGGCCAAGACCAGCAGCCCCAAGATTCGCCCGATGCGCGATGGCGGGAACGGGAAGCGCTACTATGTCGCGTTTGCTAACCCCCATGCCTTCAAGAATCTGCGGGACAGCATCGACACCGAGGTTCTGGCGAACACCGTGGTCGAAATGCAGGCGTCGAAGCTGTTCGAGGGTGGCGACATCATGTGGAACGGCGTGATTGTCAAAGAAACCGACAATCTCCCGATCTACGCCAACCTCGGCAACGGCGGCACCACGGAAGTCACCCCGGTCTATCTGTGCGGCGCACAGGCGGTCGCGGTTGCTTACGCAAAGCGCTGGAAGACCGTCACGGAAGTGTTCGACTACGGCGACAAGTATGGCGTTGCGGTCGATGGCATCTACGGCGTTCGCAAGATCATCTTTGGCAGCGGCACCGCTGACACCGACGATCTGAAGGACAACGGCGTGGTTACCGGCTTCTTCGCCACCACCGGCACCGCAACCCATTCGGGTTCGGCTGCTGAACTGTAATGACTTGGGGGGAGGGTTTAGGCTCTCCCCCTTCTTTCTAAGGTATTTCACATGGCTACTTTGACTGCTGCCCGTGCAGCTTCCACGGCCCCCGTTGCCAAGGCAATCGGCGCGGGGCAGATGGCCGTTTATTACGGCTCCTACGACTTCGCCGCCAATCCGTCTGCTGCGGATATTGTCGAGTTCTTCAAGGTTCCTGCTGGCTTCGTCGCCCTTGGCGGCCACCTGCGGATCGAAGACATCGACACCAACGCAACCGAAACGTTCGACATGGACATCGGCGACACTGGCGACACTGACCGGCTCGGCAACTTCGGTGTTCGCACCGGCGATGCTGTGACCGACTACCTGCCTGAAGGCGGCACCCTGCTGCCGCTGCATGGCACCCTGAAGGATGGCCCGGTCACTTTCTCGGCTGAAACCATGATCTCGGGCACTGTGGTTGCAACCTGCGCCACCTTCGCGGCAGGCACTGCCACGTTGGTTGTGTGGGGCGTTAACCCGTAAACAGGAGCGCGGCGGATGCTTTTCAAGTTCATCGGACAATATACGAATGGCCGGTCCACCATTGTGACTTGCGGCACCCTTTTTGGGGGCCGCGAACCGGCTGACGTAACCGATCCTGACGGCATCCGCCGCCTCACCAACCATCCTGAATTTGAGCAGGTGACAAAAACTGTCACCCCCGATCTTGAAGCGGTCATGGCGGAATACGGGGATTCAATCCCCGAAGCCCCCAAGAAGCGCGGACGCCCCAAGAAGGAACTTTTGCAATGAAGCCCTTTATCACCACGCCTTCGGGGACTGTGAACATCAACGTCTCCGGTTCGAGCCAGAGCGTTTCGCTTGCCGTTGTAGGCGGGCCGCAGCAGGTCCGCATTATGAACAACGGAACCGCAACGGCTTGGGTCAACTTTGGCTCTAGCGCTGTAACTGCGGCCCTAGCAACGGGCATGCCTGTCGGCCCCGGCGTCACTGAGGTCATCACGATCCCCGACTTCGGCGTAACGCCTTACGCGGCGGCGATTGCGGCTGGCGCTACGGGTAACATCTATTTCACGCCAGGTTACGGCATCTAACCTCTAGGGGGCTATCATGGCACTATCATGGCCTGCGAAAGCCCCCTCGGCTGTTCGCAAATACACATGGACGCCCGTTCCTGACCAACCGATTGATTCGGTCAGTGTGGCGGTCACAACCGGAACCGCTACGGTTTCAAGCGATGTCTATGGCGACACTGTAACTTTCACGGTTACGGGCGGCGCTGACGGCGTTGTGCAAGTCTTTACCCTGACCGCCACCAGCGGTACGGAAACGATTGTCGAGACGGCCTATCTGCCGATTGAAACTAGCACGAACAA